TCGTAAAATTGCTAAGTTTGCTCCTGATTCGACTTACGCTGGTGCTCAGTTTATCAACGGTCAGTATCAGGTTAAGTTGTCTGATATAGACAAAAGGTAAACAAAATGGAGTACTATTTGACAAAAGATGAGCTATATCATAGTTTAATTCAAAGCCAAAAATATGGAGTTCCTGAACAGAAGAAGTTTCCGTTATTTGATTTGGATCATGTGAAATCCGCTATAAAATTCTTTAACTATGTTGATTCTAAATATGAGGATCAGCTTGCGAAAGCAATTTTAAGAAGAGCTAAAGAATATGGTTTAGATCTTTCAGAAATGAGTATCGGAGATAATAACCGATTTAAGAAGTATTTACCGAATGACGAACTTAAACATCACGGCATTTTAGGAATGAAGTGGGGAGTAAGGCGTTACCAAAATTCTGATGGTTCTTACACAGAAGAAGGTAAGAAACGTCGCATAGAGCAGTATATAAAAACTGTAAATGAAGATACTAATTTTAATAAAAAAGGACTATTTGGTCGTAAACGTTGGAGCGATCATTGGAACAAGCAAAACACATTGGAAAAAGAACTATATGATGAACTCGGCGATAAAAAGAAGAACTTGCTAAAAGCTCAGAAACAAGCTTCCGACAATCGATTAGAACAACGTCGGTTGGATGAAAAAATTGGTAAAAAATATGAAGATATATCGCAAATGATTGAAAATGCTTCCGATAAAGAGCTTGGACAAATATATAGGCTAAAGCTTAAAGAACACTCAATAGATACTATTATAGAACATGAATCACATAGATTAATGAGCGAGATTATGGAACAAAGAATTAAAGAAGAACGTTCTCTATGGGATGAAAAGAAGTTCGACAAGTATGGAAAATTGTCCGATGCTTCATATGAAGCTAAGAAAGAACTTGAAAATTTTATTCGTGATTATTCAAGCTATGAAATGGCATCTGATTTTGACCGATTAGATGCTGCTAAACGCCATTTAAAAGAGACTAGAAAAGAATATGGACTAGCATTTAGCAAAGGAAAGCACGATGAAAAAGTTAAAGAACTTGAAGACAGAGTTGAATTAGCCGAATTGCAGCTTATGGAAGTAGAATCAGAATTAAAAGAAAAGTATAAATAAAGGAGGATTTCAAAATGGAGTACTATTTAACAAAAGACGAGCTCTACCATCACGGGATCCTCGGTCAAAAATGGGGTATAAGGCGATATCAGAATGCTGATGGTACCCTTACAGCTGAAGGCAAACGCCGCTATCGTCTTGATGACAACGGTAAGTATGTAAAACGTACTCGTGCTGAACGCAAAGCTTATGATAAGAAAGTAAAGCAGCTTGCTGAGGCAGCTAAAGCTAAAAAGAATAAATCCCCTAGAGGAAAAGCCATCAACGAATTAACTGATAAGCAGCTTGATAAGTATATTGATCGTATGACTAAAGAAAAACGTGCTTTAGAGTTAAGAGCAGACGTTAATCGTTTAGATCCTAAACCAGTATCTAGAGGAGAACAGTTTGCTCGTAAATTCTGGGATCAGGCAATTCAACCTGCTTTAGTTAATGCAGGAAAGAGCTATCTCGATAAGATGGTAAGAGATCTGACTAGCGCTGCAGACAAAGCAAAGAAAGCTGAAGAAGCGGCTAAGCAAAGAGAATTTGAGGACGCTAAAAGAGAATCCCTGCTTTGGACAAATCGAGCTAATGCTGAGAGACAGAAGCAAGCATATGATGAACTTATAAAGACTCAAAAGGATAAAGAAGCTAAAGAAAAAGAAGCTAAAGAAAACGAAGCTAAAGAAAACGAAGACAAAGAAAAAGATAAAAATAAATAATGAATCGCTATGTATTTTATAACCCTAATCCAAATGGGTTATATCTTTTAGCAGCAGAAGAATACGCTACTGTTGTAATAAATAAAATAAAGGAGGTAAGCCCTATATGCCAACTTTCGGCGACAGGCTAATCCATGCGTGGAACGCCTTCATGAATAGGGATCCGACTCCAGAGTCTTTAAGCCGTGACTACGGCGAGGTTTCTTATTCATCATACAATCCATATCATTTCCGTTTATCTAGAGGGAATGAAAGAACCATTGTAACATCTATCTATAATCGTATAGCGTTGGATGTTGCTCAGATTAAGTTTAAGCATGTTAAGCTTAATCAAAATGGCTACTTTGTTAATGAAATGGATTCCAAATTGAACAACTGTTTAACAGTTTCTGCCAATAAAGATCAGACAGGTCGTGCATTCATACAGGATGTAGTAATGTCTATGTTCGATGAAGGAACTGTAGCAGTTGTTCCTATAGATACTTCAATTGACCCTGAGAAAGGGTCTTTTGAAATTGAATCATTGCGTGTGGGCAAGATTACCCAATGGGCACCCGATCACGTAAAAATTAATGTTTACAACGATCGCACTGGCAGGCATGAGGAATTATGGTTTGCCAAGGCGCACGTTGCAATCATAGAAAATCCGCTTTACTCGATCATGAACGAACCGAATTCAACGTTGCAAAGGTTAATTCGTACTTTAACGTTGATGGATGTTGTTGATCAGCAAAGTGGATCCGGGAAGTTAGATATGATTATCCAGCTTCCTTATCTAGTTAAAACTGAAACTAAGAAGCAACAGGCTGAACAACGTCGTAAAGATATAGAAATGCAGCTTACTGGTAGTAAGTATGGCATTGCTTATATTGACGCGACCGAGAAAATCACACAGTTGAACCGTCCGTTAGAAAACAATTTACTATCTCGTATTGAGTACCTGACAAACATCGTATACGGGCAGTTGGGAATCACTACCGGGATTCTAGATGGTTCTGCGGATGAACAGACTATGATGAACTATTACTCTAGGACTGTTGAACCAATTGTTTCAGCGATAGCTGATGAAATGAAACGAAAGTTTCTTACTAAGACCGCGATCACCCAAAGACAATCAATAGCGTTCTTTAGAGATCCATTCAAGCTTGTACCTACATCTAAGCTTGCAGAACTTGCCGATAAGTTTACAAGAAATGAAATCATGTCTTCTAACGAATTCAGGCAGGTTGTTGGCTTACTTCCGGTTGATAGTGCAAGAGCTAACGAACTCAGCAATAAGAATATTAACCAGGCCAATAATGGAGCCCCGATTCCGAATGTTATTGATCCGAATGCACAAGCTGAATATGAACAGCAACCTCCTGAGGAGTATATGCAAGAGCCTCAGGAAGATCAAGTAACAGAGGAACCGGTTGAAGAGAAGAGCTTGAGTGATTTGAAGCTGTCTGAAATTTGAAAAAGGAGTTAAGAATTCAAAATGGCTAAGAAAAAGTATGATTTTTGGGGATGGGCCACAAGGAATGACTTGAAATGCTCCGATGGAAGGACAATTCGCCACAATGCGTTTAAGGATTGTGATGGCTTGACTGTTCCACTTGTTTGGAATCATCAGCATAACGATCCGGATAACGTATTAGGCCATGCGCTATTGAAGAATGTCGATGAAGGTGTTAAAGCGTATGGCTTTTTTAATGACCTTCCTAAATCTCAAAGGATTAAGACTATCATGCAGCATGGTGATATTTGCAGTTTGTCGATTTATGCAAATGGTCTGAAACAGACTGCAGATGGCGATGTACTCCATGGAATTATCCGAGAGGTTAGTCTGGTGCTTGCTGGAGCAAATCCAGGTGCATCAATCGAGTATGTCATGGCTCATAGCGCCGATGAAGATCCTGTAGCTGTCGGTGCAGAAATTTATACAGGAGAAGATCTTGTTCTTGAGCACAGCGATGACTCTGATGTGATCGAAGTAGTTGAAGATCCTGAAGAAGTTAAAGAAGAATCTAAGTCTGAAGAACTTGAACATGCAGCAACTGATGATGCTGCAGCTGAATCACCGAAGGAAGAAACGCCTTCGGAGAAAGAAGATGGAAAGGACAAAGATATGGCTGAAATTAAAGAAGAAGCTAAAGATGAAATGACTGTTCAGGATGTATTAGACTCTATGTCTCCGGAACAGAGGAAAGTTTGTGAATACTTGGTCGGAGAAGCTTTAGCTTCTGCTGGCGAAACTGAAGATGAAGAAGAGGATGAAGAAATGAAGCATAACGCATTTGACAACGAAGACGCTATCCAGCACGATGGTATGGAAGAAGAAATCTACAACGCTTTACAGGATGCTAAGAGATATGGCTCCGTCAAGGAATCTTTCTTAGCTCACAACTT